CGTTTTTTTCTTGAAGCATTTCTGGCTAAGGCACGTCCCTTTTAGGTTGGCTCCGGTTTCATCAAGTATGCACTGTTGCCCTCCGTTTTTCGGGCAATTTTTACAAGCGGTTACATCAAACAATGCCTCCTCCAAATCTGACGTGCATCCAAATCTGTACCCTCCTTCAAGGCTTCCTGAAAATTCTGAAACGCTTTGCTTGTGTTTGAGTATTTCTGTAAGCTGCTTGGTTTGCTTATCTATATCCAGCCTTGAAAGCAACACTGCATGGCCCAACCTTATTTTCCCAGATTCCAATTCTTTCTGGGCACGCGGTATTAATTGCAGCAGGGCAAGTTTGCGTGTTATGTAGCCCTCGGTTTTTCCAATTTCCCCTGCAAGCTGTTTTAGGGTTTTTTTGCTTTTCTTCATGTAGTTCTGGTATGCCCTGGCTTCTTCCATCTGTGTAAGATCCTTGCGCTGCACGTTTTCAACCATGGCAACTGCAAAGACATTGTTTGTTGAGTGCACCACAACCGGAACCGTTTTCAGGCCCGCGGCTTTTGCTGCTGCAAGCCTTCTGTGCCCAGCAATTAAGTTGTGTTTTTCATCAACTACAAGCGGCTCTATTATTCCATGAGTTAGAATGCTCATAGTGAGCTCTCCAACGTCCAGTTCGCTTGTCCTCGGGTTTCCCACAATTCCAATCTTTTCAATTTCCATTTCGTTATTCATTCATTTCACCTGGTTTTAAGTATGCTCTTCGTTTTCTGCACTGGCATTCTGGGCAGCACAGAAAATTCATTGGGTACCTTGTTTTGCAGTTCATGCAATAAACCTGTCCTTCGTGGGGGTGTTTCTTTTCAGCTTTCATGCGCTCACCATTGTATCATATGCTTTCTTGCAGGGGTTGCATAATCTCCGAGTTCCCTTCATGTGCACAAAGGGGGTTTTGCAACGTTGGCACGGAACTTTATGCCTTCTGGTTTTTCTTAGGCTCATGCTTCTGCTCATAGTTCCCCTCCAAAATCATCAGCCGCAGTTCCAATAAAAACCACATACTTCGCATACATGCTCACGAGTTCAAGCAATTCTTCTTTTTTATAATTGAGTAAACAATCATCAAATATAACCGTCCTGAGTGTTCTTCCAAGTGTGGACCTCTTTAGTTCATCGACACACATTATTAACTGGCGTTTGCATGGAATCACCTTGGTCCTTAATTCAATCGTTTCCATCTGTGTGGGGCAAACCACAATGCAGTCCGCTTTATCGTGTAATCTTCCAACCGCCCATGCGGTTTTACCTATTCTCCTGGGGCACCAATAGTTCAATATTTTTTCAATCATAGTTTCACTCCTGGGTATTTCCATCTGTTTACAAAGTGATCTTCCCAGCCATGGGAAATTAAGTATTTTCTAAAGAACGTTACAAAATCCTTGTTGGTTTCAAACCCATCGTCTTTTGCAAACGGGTCCAACACCTCATCGTGAGCCCAAATAACAAACGGTTTTGAGCCTGAGTGGTTTGGGAGCAAATCAATTGCAACCCCGTATTCATTAAACGCAAATTTTCCATTTTCATCAACAACCTGCTGTTCCCATTTTGCAAGCCTTATTCTTCTGTTTCCAATACACCTGGTTTCCAAAAGTTTTCTTGGGTACTTCGTAAAATGCGTATCATGTACCATTCTGTTATTTACATCATCTATTTCACAGAAGCAATGCCCGATATATTTCCCTTGTTCTATCAAACCTTCGCTCTTTTCTCTGAAGCACTTTGTACAATACAATCCTTTCTTCATGGCCCGCCAGGTTGCCCATAAGTGGAGCTTGCTGTATAAATTATATCTGCGCTTCCGGGTGGTTTGGGTTTTAGTGCCGTTCAGAATCTTGTTTGTCATGCCAAGTCGGGGGTCAAAATCAACACGCATTTATCTCACAGCTCCATGTACATTTTTTATTGCTGCACACATACACCGTTCCTCCCCCAAAAAGAAGATATGTGTGTAGTATGGACTTACATCTTGGGCACCTGTCCGGAACTCTTTTTGGAGGGCTCACCTAATCCCTCCCCATAACTACAATGCCCTCTGGTTCCTCAAATTTAGATTTCGCCTTAAACTTCAGGTTTTTGGGAAGTAGCATGAACAAGGGAGGTCCATTCTTCTCCGCTTTTATATCATCCCTGCCCAGTATGTATGCCTCCCTAACAAGCTGAGCTCTGCGTTTTGCATTCAAGCGCTTCCAGCCTTTTTTCTTCTTAATCAACTTTGTTATTTCAGTATCCAATAAAATCTGGTTTTTCGCTGCCAGGATAATCTCAAAGGAAAAAACTTCTTCAGGTATCATGCGCTTGCACCCAGAAGAGTTTGCTTAAACGGCCCGCAGTTTCTTTTCTTGTTTGTAAGCGCAAAATGCTCGTACAATGCTCCTATGTGTGAGCAGCTTGGCTTAGGGGCTCCAAGCGGGCTTTCCCGGTACTTTCTGAGCTTGGCATTGAACCCTTGGCAGTTGCAAACAAAGCCAAATTCCTTGCTTGTTACGAGCTTGTATGTGCGTGTGTTGTATCCCTTAATGGGCTTGCAGATATAGTGCTTTTCATTTGCATCGTATTCAATGCAACCAAATTCAATCAGCTTGCGTATTTTATCCTTCTGTGTTCTCTTCAGCTCTTGCGCGTGGTGCGAGTAAAATTGCACCGTGCTTTTTCTTATTCCATTCATTTAATGCACCTGTACCGAATGGGTATTTACTGCGACATTTATAAATCCCACCGTCGATTAGTGGAAGCTATTTGCAAGAGCTCGTTTCCACTATTATTTTTATTTTACACAACCTCCCATGTTTTTTTGTAGCTCCCTCCCCGCGTGTTTCCACTAATACTCTACTCTACTCTACTCTACTTCTAAGCTATGTAACTATGGTTACACTGGTTACAATAAATACAGACGTATGAATAGTGGCAATTATTTTTTTCCGCTATTCTACGCATTTACTTCTGAGGATTAGTGGCAATGATAGTGGCAATTCTGGGCGTTTATTCCTGCCACCACTGCCAAAAATTTCTTTGCTTAGAATCCCAGGGCGATTAGTGGAAATGCGGGGGGGGTCCCCCTTCACGACATAAACCTGTGGTAATCTGTTGGTCGGCAGATTGCCACTATTCCAACAAGCATCATGCTTTTCTTACCTGGCACTTGCCAGCATAAGAGCCCTTAGGAGTAAGAAGGCCAACGAAACCTTCCCTTTTGTTTCCTCCAGGGCTCCTTAGGCTCAATCCCCCAAGCGGGATTCGAACCCGCGCGCACCCGCCAGGTCGCTCTAACCTGAGAAGTTCACCACCTCCTCGCTGAGCTATTGGGGGATAAGGGAGTGCACCCTTAGGGTATCCTCTTGCTCATTACGTTTCCGCATGAGAATAACAGAGGATCCATAGGTGCTTGCTCCCCACGCGCCCGGCAGGAATCGAACCTGCATAGCCTTCTAAGATGTTGGAGGCTCAAAACTGTTGTAACCCCGCTCCATCAAAGCAGTGCTCCATACACCACAGGCGCAAATGCCCTTAGGATGAATAGCGACTATATACGCTTTCCGGGGTTTCCCTTCCGGAATCCATAGGCGTACTTAGGGGTGAGTTGGATTTAATCCCCAAGCATTTTTTCCCTTTCTTCCTTACTCATTTTAAAGTATGCAGTTAGGGCTTCATTAACCACGGCTCCAATGAAGTGTTTTTGTTCTTTGTGCATTTTTCTTCTGCCCACTTCACCAAGGAGTTTTTTGTAATTCTTGTCGCAGATTTCCGGGTGTATCATGGGCAACTTATTCACCCCACTTTTTGTACTGCTGCCAGTACGCTGGCCAGGTTTCTCTTATCTTGCGCGTGTTGAATAAATCCGCATGGCGCAGAGCTGCACCCAAGGCCTTTACAAAATTGCCTCCGTGCCTTTCCATGTTTTCCGCAACCTCAATACTCTCATCATAGAGAGCATCAACGTGCTTGTCAATTATTCTTTTTTCAGTTTCCGTAACCATATTCATCACAGCGGTGCGCTTATATCATCTGCTGAGCTCGCTGTTGCATCCACAGCGTCCTTTTCAGCCTTCTTCTCGGCTATTGCCTTACCAAGGGGTTTGCCTTCTCCCATGCCCCTGTAAACCCATTTCTCGCAGCTCTCAGCCATCTCAAAGAACAGTTTTTTTACTGTTTCATCTTTGGCTGCATCTACGAGAGTTTTTGGGCTTGCCACAGCAATTGTTGCAAACCAGGAATTTGCCTGGGTAAGCGAGTTCTGCCTCACTATTCTCCTGTCCTTCGCACCCCAATCCACACCTTTTTCCTCTTTTTGTTGAGAGGGTGGGCTTCCAGTGCTTCCGGTGCTTTCAGCTGCGGGAATTTCCTTCAGGAGTTCCTTGTATTTTTCCATGGACACTTCGGTTATTTTGTACGGGCCTTCATTGGATTCCCTTACGAGATTATGGAAGAATTTACCTGGCTCGCTTCCCATGGGTTTATGCTGCACCTCAAATTCGTAGGCGTGTTCCACAATCAATTCGGGAAGATTTGGCTCGAATCCAGATACTCTTGATTCATACCGCTTTCCAGGGATCTCAAACACATAAACCGTCCTCTTAGCCTCTTGGCTAATACCTTTCAATAACCCGATTAGGGTTTCGTATTTTATTTCTGACATAGTTTCTCCTCTTTGTAAATTTCATATTCTTTGAGATGCTTGCACATAAATCCTTTCTGTCTGTATCCGTTGAAATAGAAGCCCTTGCACGTGCACGTCTTTTTTTTTGATTGAATCTCCAGCTTGTAAATTTCATGCCCTGATTTGCACGCAACTTCACCGTTTCCCATTTCAGTAAATTCCACTTGGACACCCCATAGTGAAATAAAGCTCTATTGTATAGCAAAGCACAACCATTCCGCATGCAATGGCTACTATTCCCAATAACATTTGTGTTTCTTCCCTCATTCAATCACCCCCTCCTTGCTCCGTACTTTCTTAGTGGCTGTGTATATCTTGTTCACAAGGAATTGTAAGGCGTTGTGTGCTTCAGAATCCAAATCCCCATTAAGAGCCCTCTCCAGGTAAATCATAATCAATTGTGTTTGAAGCGGAGTGAGGGTAATACTTATTTTTCTCCACAGGGGTTTCTCTACTTCTTTCGATTCCATTTAGTTCACCATGTATCCACAATCCTTGCATTCCGAGCTTTCCCATTCCTGGCCGTGTTCTTCAGAATAGGTATAGCTCTGGGAGATATTTTCACTTCCACATTCAGGGCACTTGATTTTTTTTGGGTCGTCCATTCAATCACCACGTTTCCCGGAAAGCAGCGTAAGGCGTTGGAGCCTTAATCAGTGCTGCTTCCGTTCGGGCCTGGTAAAATTACTTGCGCAAATCACTTCCAATTGTTGCAGTAACTTTTTCTTTTACCTCAACAAAATCCAAGCCTTCCACAACCGCAATTTTCTTGAATGCCGGCTCATCAAGTTTAAGAGCAACCTTGTGTTCAATGGCCCAGTTTAGAGCCTGAGGTTTATCATACTCAAAAACTTTCATGGTTCTTATTCCAATTCCACTCAGCTTGGTTTTATCCTTGGTTATATCATAGTGGTGCATTCTTTGCCCCTTTACAATTTCCTCTTGCTCCAGGACCATTGCCTTAACTTCAGCAATGTCCTCAAAAAGGTTTGCGTTTTCCTCATTAAATATGGTTTTTAGTTCGGAGAGCTTTTCTTGAAGAGCCCTCTCGTTTTCCCTAACCGTTATGAGTTTTTCCACTCCTTCTCCAACCATAGTTTCCAATTCTTTTTCATTCATTTTTTCACGCTCCATTTCTTTTCTTTTGGCAGTTTAGTTGCCTCCCTGGTAAGTGGTTTGCCACCCGTTCTTATTTCCAAGCTCGAGTACAGCTTTTCTTGCCCATTCGTCCATTCCCCAATTCTCCATTTGTTCAATGGCGGTGTCCTTATCTGGAAGGTATATGTAACCAGAAGCACCATCAATTCCAAAGAAGGATAATATTTCCTCCCACATTTTCCAGTTATCAATATCCTCCGGAGCCTCATCGGGAATCTCCGGAAAATACTGTATTGCTTCGTATGAAACTTTGTATATGTTCAATCCCATTTACACATCCCCCGTGGCAGCCTTTAGAATGCGCTTCACTTTCTCGGAATCGTAAATAAACACATACCCTTCTCCCTTGCGCACAGCATCTTTTATCAAGCCCTGCCTGCACACTTCACCCTTGAGCACTCTTCCAAGCGTTCTGTTATGCTCCTCTACTTCCCAAAGGGCATCTACACCAGCCTCAAGGTCAAGTTTTCTTGCTTCAGCAAGCTCCGCTTCTAAGCGAATGTTTGCTGCCTCGCAAGCCCCAAGTTTTTCTTTGAGGTCTGCTACATTCTCCGCTAATTCTTCTACGTTTATTTTTCCTATTTTTTCACACATTTCCAACGCCTCTGTACTATTACTTATTATGATACAATGTCCTTATAAAGCTATGTATATTCTTAACTTTTTAAGAAAATAAGAAAATAAGGAAAAATAGAGTATTAAGGGGCTATTTCATTTCAGAGATTTTCTTGTGGGCCAGTTTTTTTTCAGTAACAATTGCAGCCTTAATTTCCTTGAGTACCCCTTGCAATTCCTTCACAGATTTTGTATTCTGTTTTATGGCTTTTCTGTGTTCAGTATTTCCAGCATGCAATTCAGCTATCCTTTCCCGAGTTGTTTCCCCAAACGCAACAAGCCCTTCTAAATCAAGGGTACCAATCTCTTCCGGTTTTTCTTCATTTATTTCATCCATGGTTTCCACCAAAGGGAGTATTCAATTGAGATTTATAAAACTATGCTTGCCGCAACTCGAGCTCTGTTTTTCAACACAGCTTGAAAAGTGCAGCAAGAAAAGAAATTGCTTTTGCAACCAATACAAATAAACCCGCTCCGGCTCCGGCTCTGATTATTTGGGGGGTTTGCGGATTTGCCTGGATGGTTTCAAGTATTTCACTTAACATTTTTTCTCCCTTCCCAAAGGAACCCTACAAGAGCGCCCATTATTCCATGGAGGAGCATTGGGGTTTCATAGTCCAGGAGGTAAATATCTGCAATTACGCTGGCAGCGTACAAGAGGGTAATTATAAGAGCTATTATTCTTCCCTCTTGCCCAGGTCTAAGATGCTCAATCTTTTCCCTGGCAAACCAGCCTAAGCAGCCTCCTAAGACTAAACCGCCAGCAAAGCAGAGTAGCCCCAATGCAATGTGCTCCATCAACGTGCCTCGTAGTTCTCCTTCACAACCTCTGCTGTGTTCCCAAGGAATTTCAACAGCTTAGTTCCTGCTGCACCCACACCGGCCATTGCAGCCAGATTAATGAGTACGTCAATATGTATATCGAAATACAATAGCAGCACTCCTGCTATTCCTCCAAGCACGGTTGTACCCATAAATGCAGGTACGGAAAACACCGGCTCCTTCTTTTTGTTTTTTGCAGCTTTGGCTCGGGCATCAAAATACCCAACCGCAGCATAGGCTCCTGCTCCGCATAAACCAAACGCAAAGCTAAGCAAGAGCCCTATCATGTCGATTCCTTCCAACATATTAATCACTCGTCAATTGCCCGTATAAGGAACGGGAAACCTTGATACAAAAACCATGCTTGTTCTGTGTCCACCCGAACCCTCTTTCCTCCAACCCTTAGGTCCATCCTGTCAGAATGGAACACAATTTTGGGTTTAAGGATCTCCACCAGGCGCAGGAATTTCTTCTCGCCTTCTTCATCAAATCCGTTGATGATGGAAGCATGAGCTGTTGTTTCAGGCAAAATAATATTTACCTCCTCAAGCTTCACTTCTCTTTCTTTCAGGGTTTTAATCATATCTACTTTTCCCATGTTTACACCTTTTTACCATCAGTTTTTTTTGCCTTTTTTATTTTGTGTTTTCCAAGAAACTCCTTGAATTCATCAGGGGAATTTTCCTCCTTTGCTTTCGCAACAGCATTTGCATGTTCAAGCTGCTTTTCAATATAATCCTCAATGTGGGGTTTCCAGGCATTGTCAATAAGCATGTTCTTCCCAAGGTTCATCTGTTGCTCCTCTATTTTTCCATCCGGAAGCGCAAAGTTGAATTCTACGTGCAGCCAATTGGGGCAGTTCTCAATTTTGGTTATGTTGTATTCCATGTCTTCACCTCATAGTTCTTGCGCAAGATACGTAATCTTCAGCTCAACTTTTAACCTTGCAATGCTTGTGGTTGGAAAGTATTCCAGGTATTGCCAACCTAATCCTCCGGTTCTTATGGCCGCAGTAATATCAACTTCTGAACTTGCGTACCCAACATCTCCTGCATTGCTTGCTACATTAGCCCCGTTTAAATCAACATCAAGCGTAAGCGAGCCTTCCCCCCCGGGTTCATAAACATCTGGGTCCAGGGCATTTGTATGGGTTGGGTTCACAATATTAGCTGTTCCTGTCCCTGAAGCTCCTGCAAGGTTTGCAGAAGCGTTTCCGGAAGAAATTGCAGCGATGTCGTGAGCATGGGATTTAACCGAGTGCATGTAAGCCGTCCAGTATTTCGTTCCGCTTCCATCGAAATCAACCTGGAGCGTAGCTGTTTCTGTTCCGGTTTCATCAGTGTGCCTTGAGGGGAATTGTATGTAGCAAGTTGCATGGCCTCCCGTAATTGTTACTGAGCCTCCATGGTCGTGTTGCTGCCTTATAGGCTCAAAAAATACTCCTCCGGAATCAGGGAAGTAATCGCTTCCAACCTCTATTCTTACATGGAAATCTGTATCCACAACTGGCCCTGGAATGTATGCAGTAATGCTTCCGGCCACGTATCCATCTACTTGGGGGTCGAAATCAACACTGCCCACATCAACCCAAGTATTATCGAGCCCCGTGCTTCCATCGTTATCCCAATCATCATCCAGAGCTCCTTTTGTTAGGGAAGTCCATTGGTGCTGGCCCGCAACCAATGTGGTTATGGAATGCAAGTGTCCGGAATCCGCGTATGTTCCGAGCGCATGAGCAGAGTGTCCGGAATCGCTTGTGTTCTGGGTTCCGTCCCCTGTATCAGAATCAACATCAAAAGAAAGGTCCACTCTTGAGTAAACCAAAATTGCAGAGAGTATGTCGGCTGTGCTCAATACTTCATCAGGAATTTCAAAATCAAACCTGCGGGGATCTCCTGGTGTTGAGTTTCCCATATCATCCACTGTAATGGTTTTTATTGAGCCTTGGGAAGAGCTTCCTGTTGCGGCTGCAAGGTTCTGGTTCTTTTTCCAAAAGTCCTCAACCCGGGATTTTTGGAGTTTGGAATCATTGTTCACTAATTCATAGCTTACTGCATCATTGTTTCCAACAAGGTTGCGCCTTAGTTTCATTACCCTAAAGAGGTTTGTGCCTCTTTTGGCATCAGTTACATTCACCGCATCGCCAATTTGTATCTTGGCAGTTAAATCATCAGAAACTATTGTGCAGTTCACAAAGGTGGGGTTTAGCAAAGCACCGAGATTGTCAGCCACCTGGGTTGCCTGAGTAGTGCTGGAAATAGAGGGGTCTATGAATATTCTGGTTTTGTTCAATGCTGCATCAGTATTGTCATAGCTTCCATGTGTCCAGGTTCCTTCTATTTGGGAAGAGCCTGTGCCTCTTCCAAGCACAACTATTTTGTAAACCCCTCCGGTTTCCCCATCATTTTCCCAGTTGGTTATTTTGCAATTATAATCTGTGTTGAAATTATATACGGCTGCGGCGCTTCCAATTCTGGCCCGCAAATCCAGGGTTTTATCAATTTGCACTTTCCAATCGTAATTCGCATAATCCTTGAGGAATTCTACGCCTCCTTTTACGGTTTTGTTTTCAAAGCGTATGTCTATGTCCCCAAAATTGTCAATGGTTCCTGCACTGATTCCGGTATTGGTTAAAATATCTCCTGCAATATCATTGAAAGCAACTGAATCATAAACAACCCGGAACCCGCTGCTTAAATAAGCATCTTCCAGAGCAGTATTCACCACGTTTATGTGGGTGTTTTGGAGGAGCACTGCGTAATCAACTCCCTTGAGTGTAAGGCATTTGTCTATGCTGGAATACTTTGCAAGCTTTACGTATCCATAAAGGCTGTTTTCCCAGGCATCCGTTTTTATTTCCGTTCCTTCTTTGAGGTTCGCCATTTCAGCATCAGTTGGATCAGGAATTACAATCTCAAAGGTTCCGAGCTCATTAAGCTGTTCTTCGAATCGGGCTTTGGTGAATTTCTCAAGTGGATAATCGGCTCCTCCGCTTACATATTTCACTTGCCAGCCAGTAACCATTATCCCCACCTTCTACTTTGCACCAGTACCTTGAAATTCGCACCTCCGGAACCTCCGGTGAAAGTGCAGGTCATTGTTTTTCCGCTTACGCTTTCAGCTAAAATTATTCTGCTGCCTCCAACAAGCCCGGATTCAGCTCCGCTTACATAAGCATGTAGCCCATAGAGCCCACTGGTTTCGAGAATATCCTGGTAAATGGTAAGCGTAGCGCCACCTGCAAGGGATCCTGTCCAGGTTAAATCCGTTCCTCCATACGAAATTGTCAAAGCAGTTATTGCAGTTCCCGCTTCATTTACAATTTCAAAGGTTGGAAATACGTATGCGTTTCCAGTATTCGCAATTCCAGCCGTAGTTCTAACTGAAGCTCCTGCTGTGCTTTGGTAAGTGGTCACTCCATCTGTGTAAGTGAATGGATCTGCCCCATTAAAGTTTATAACGTATGCCCAGCCCAAGGGGTTTGTTGCAAACCTGTTCTTTTTCACTGAGCCGTTTCGCACCAGGTAATATTCTGTGGCGCTGAAATAAAGGCGCTGCATGAGGTTTGTTACTCTCCCATCTGCACCAACTGAAGATTTTGCAGCTTGTGCTATAAGGTTGTCAAAATGGGCCTGGGTATATATCACTCCGGTTATGGCAGTTGGAATTGCTTGCGTTCCTTGGTCAATTAAAAGAGGGTAATCAGAGTATGGCATTTGGCGCATCATAATCAGTTTTTGTATTTGCCTGTCCTCAACTGCCGGGTTAAAATTGGTGGGCCAGGTGAATCCAACAAGTGCAGCATAAGAGACTCCGGTTCCAAGTTTCCAGTTAGCCATTACCTCACCTGGTTCCTCCTCCGCCTCCAGTTACAACAACCTGGTCCCGCTTTTCCCCATCTTGGTCTATGATCTGTATCAATATGCTGGCTGTTCCTGCTGCTTGTATAATTGGATTAGTGTTCTTGAAATTCTCAGCTGCAATGTCTTCAGCTGACATCTCATTTAATCCCAGTATGCTTCCAAGTGCTTGCAATCCAGCCGTAATTCCGGAGCGATCCCATGATTCCTGTATGGCTGGGCCAGCAACATCTCCCAGTTGTTCTCCTATGCCCGCCACAGCAATTGTTCCTGCTGCTGCTGCTCCACCTATTTCTGGGCCAAGAGGTTCATAGAATTCTTCAATTGCCTTTTTCGTTCCTTCCGGAACAAGGTCTGCGAATGCTTCATGGGCAAGCCACAATCCAGCTATCAACAATAATATTGGTGCAGCTGGTCCGGAAACGAGTCCAAGCATTAACTGCCCTACTCCCGCCAACCCGGAATATAATAATCCACCCACTTTTACAACTGCTGCCACCCCAAGCAATCCCGCTGTGAGCTCCGCCGCCCAGGGGTTTTGTTCAAGGAAACCTGCAACACCCTCAATAACCCCTGCAAATTGTTCAAACGCCGGTGCAGCTGCTTTTCCAATTGCTTCTGCTAATCTAAATCCGGAAACCTCCAAGGATGCAAGCGAACCGGCAAGGGAAGGGGCTATTGCAGCGATTACTCCAAGAGCTCCTAATGCACCTATGCCCAAAGCCCCAAAAGACTGGGAAAGGCTATCTGTGGAATCCTGAAGGCGGTCTGTATCATGGAATAACCCTTTGGCTTTTTCACTTACCTGCCTAAGATTCTGACTAAGTGATGAGAATCCCGAACCCGCATTCAAACCCAATTTCAGTGTTGCCATGTCATTACCCTCTATTACCAAGAGCCTTCAGCATTTTGAAAAGGCTCTTCCATCTTTCCTGCTCTGCTTCCAGCAAAGCAGACTGGAACGTTATTATTGCCTTGGCTTCTCCGTACCCAAGATTTTCCATTTCCACAACTGAAACGCCCGCTCTCAAGAGCAAGCACATGGAATAAACCCGTTCTGTTTCATAGTTCATCCCGCGTGAGCCCTTCAAAGCGGATTTCAGTTTTTTGCAATATCTTCCTCCCCTTCTATTTCTGCCTCAATGGCTTTCGAAAGAATATTTTTTACTTTTGAGCTGAGGTTGGTTATGCAGTTATTGAATTGCTCTTTCGGAAATGGGTGGTCCACAATACAGGTAAGCAGTTTCTTTCTTGTGAATTCTGCTTGGTCAAACTGTATCTGCCCTGTGTTCGGAGTTATGGTCATGCAATCGCTCCTCAGTTTTTCAATAACTGTCCAGCCTGGAATGATTATCCCAAACGTTACTTTCCCATACGGGGTTTCAATCTCCACTTCCCGCTTGCGCGGTTCGTGAAGCAATGCCTCCCATGCTTGCTTCTTTTCTTCATTTTTTTCTGTCATATACACACACTCATTAAGGCACCACTTCGGTTGCTGTGCAGCCGAGTGCCCTTATTTGAATATCCTGTTCTGCAAGGTTTCCCTGCTCATAATTCCCTCTCCAACTATCCACATAAACATTCGAGTAGTTCATGTAAATGTACTCGCTTCCATTGGTGAAGTTTAAGCGCATTGTTGCAATTGCAGCTGGTGTTCCTGCACTTGGGGCCGTAGAACCGGTTCCTCCATCAAGGAATTTGTCCATCCAGTACCCATCAATAATTCTTGCCTTCATGTTTCCCAAAAATTCTCGTTCTTTGAAAACTCCTCTTCCAAGTCTGCTGCCTATTTCGTAATAGTTTTCAGCGTGGTTGAGTATATTCCATTCAACTGAAGGAACTTCTGCAATAGTGGAGCCCTGCGGGCTTTCAAGAGTTCCGTTCAGGAAATGGTAAACTGGGTCTGTGCTCGGAGAAACTGCTTGGTATGCGTTGCTTTTTCCCAGCGTTCTCGCAATGAAATTTGTTGTTGCAACAATCGGGTTCTTTTCCTCACATCTTATCTGGGCATTTTGGCACAGGCATCCGAGCAGTCTTTGGGCTTGATCTGTTGCTCCAAGTTCCTGGGCAACCTCATAAGTAAGCGTTGGTGGGGAATCCGCAACTGCATAAGCATAAGGGCTTGCCACGGTTCCTGCACCCGTTCTGGCCCCAAGCGTGTACTTCATAAAGTCCGCGTTCTGCACTTTGAATTCTACTCCAAGGGTGCCTTCGAGTATTCCGGCTTTTACTTGCAATGGGCTTCTGCCCCCACCTATGCCCCGAATGTAAACATTCGAGTTATTGAACGATGGGTCTATGCGGTTGATTATTCCGGGGAACGTAGTAACCGCAAGGCCCGAATCGTCGGCATAGGCTGCCTCTTCTGAATAAACTCCGTAGCTGCTCAAGTCCGTAAATATTGCCATATCAATCACCAAGTGTTGCATTAGTTTTTACCATTTCTACACTGAATACCCATCTCCACAATCTCTGGGTTTTTATTCCAGAGAAGTTTTGAATGTCAAAGTCTGGCTCTATGTATTGGAAATCCGTGCCAGGGGAATTGAAATTATTTTCAAGAATATTGATTACTTCGTCCTTCACTTTTACTGCATGAAGCTGGTTTGTGCCCACCATTATATCTATGGCCACAAAGGATACTCTGTGAATTGCATTGGCTCCTATTCCATTGGATTTTCTGTTTTCCGGAGCCTCCTCATAAATCTTAATTGCGTCCCTGGCGCTCACATTAATTCGAACTGCATTATTTCTGTCCTTATCATCCTGGGCAACAATAAAACGAGGAACCTTGCTATCCGTATTTGCCTTTGTCCATTTCGTACTTAGCAGCGTACTCATCGTCGCAACGGCATTTACCATACACACACATCACAAGCCGGCTACTTGTAGCTCAGTCCTGTTTGCCATTATCTTTTCAATGCTTTTTCTCCAGGTGGATATTTTTGATTCCATGCGAATCGTTTCCCCACCTGAAGGAATTGCATAACTTCTGTCGCTCGAGGTTGCAATATCCACTGCAATCAACAGTGTAGCGAGTTTTGTAATGTCTTTGGGAACACTTGTTTCCCCATATCGGTATTTCACTCTTACTGGAAATGATCTGTTTACGCTGGTTACGTCTATCAAATATAATATTCCATTGGCATTGTCCATCCACCAATCTTCATTTCTGCCTTCTGTTTTATCCACAAGATAATCCACGTATGAATTTCCATCCCAAACTTGCAGGGCATCTCCTTCACTGGAATCAAAATCTCTTATTTTTCTTTGGATTAAGTGAATTGGAAAACCTGCACGCTTGCTGTAAGCTGTTCCGATATCATGGTATTCCCAATCTGGTGAAGCTGTATCTGCTCCGGCTTCAGACATGGAATACCGCACCCGCCAGGCGTGCATTGTTTCCTGGTCAATTTCATCTTCTGCCCAGGTTATGAGCTCAAGAATTTCATAAATATCTGGCCGCGTATCTCCCCCCCTCTGGTCAATTTGCATGAGTGAAGCAACCTTTTGAGGAGTAGTGTACATGGGAGCATAAGTTGTGCTGCCTATTGTATCGCTGTCGCCTCCAAGAACTCCGGTATCCGTATTCTGGGCCTGTACTTTATAGAAGCTGTTGGTTCCTCCGTTCTCATCCCAATACCCAGTTACCCATTCTTCGTTTGCATCCTTGGCATTTATTGTGTCAATTGTGGCATACACACCTGCTTCCGTGGCTGCCCTTTTAACAAGGAATTTATCCCAATCTGCATTCGCAACCGGTGAACTCCATTGGAAGTATTGTCCCATCTATGACACCTCGTTTACTGTACTTTCTCCCCCATCTCCATCAATCGAACGCAAACCATAAATACCTGACACCGTTCTATGGGCTCGCAACCCTCCTGGTGTTGCCCAATACCCTGAATCTGTAAGCGTAATGTTGTCGCTCCTGGAAGCCCCGAGATCCATATCACTATCTTCCGCAGGAGTAATGGAATCCGTGCTTTGCATTCCAATATCCATCTGTGAATCTTCAGTGGGTGCAATCGAATCGCTTCTGGAGCTTCCCCATGCTGTTACGTGAGCTTCAGTTTGTGAAATAGAATCGGTGCCTCCGGAGCCTATGTCAGAATTTCCTTGTTCTGTAGTTGTTACTGAATCCGAAGAGCCCATTGTTATTCCCTTTTGGCTGGCTTCAGTTGGGCTTATGGAATCACTTCCGTGCAGGGAAATATCCATTGTTCCGTCTTCATTAATCGTGATGGAATCTGAATCATCATAAGAATAATCAAAGTTTACTGTTCCTCCTCCAAAATCTTCTGGCACTTACTCGCCTCCGTTCAGTACATAGATTTCAAAATTCCTTGGGAATGGATCGGACACGCTCGCCACGTACAGCCAGCAATAAATATAATTGCCTGCACCTGGGATTAATGTGCTTGTTGAGTAGTTCTGGTATGTGGTTGAGAGGTTTACGGCTCCCAAGGGGTCCACGCCATCATCACAAAGCAAGCTCGCTGTTGCCCAGGTAACGTTTGATTTTATTGCTGACCAGGTTGCATTCACGCCCCCATCATTTGTATTGTTGAATATTGGCTGCGCGGTATCATTATCCTGGTTTGTGGGCTGGCAATATGAAGGGAAAGGGTTGCTGCATCTGAACCTGAGCAAGTTGCTGGAATTATCATAATCAATCCAAGCTGCACCATTCCAAATATACAATGCTGTTCCGGAAGCATTTGGTTCAGCAGCCACCACTACATTTGAGCTATTTGTCGGGCCTCCGGTATCTCCTTCCGAATCAGAAGCGTTTACTATGAAGTTTACGGTGTCCCCAATTGTATAATTTCCCCATTCAAACACAGAGGAATTAAGGCAAGGGCTCTGAGTGTCATTGTAAATGCTTGTAGAGTTCACGTACCAGTTGAAATCACATACTATGCTGTCCCCTTCCAAGTCCCAAAAATCGGCTGTTCCTGTTGCGTTCGTGCCATTGTAGAGTGGATCTGTAATCGTGAGGTTTTCTATGTCCGGGCCATAGTTTCCAATGGTTATGTTTGCTGTGTATTCGATTTCTGAGAAATCCCCTTCAGCGCTGCTTACCTTCGCTTGAGTCCATAATGAAACATTGTCCCCATGAGTGTATGCTGAAATATCAAAGCTGGTGTAATTATAGATTGTGCCATTTGAATAACTTGCATTGGTTTGATTGAAAGAACCTATGATGGTTCCGTTTATGGCCAGACCCATTATGGCTGTGTAGGTTGCTTCGGTTGTGTGGTTATAGGAAACTGCACCCCAAACAGTTGTATTTTTGTAGAGGGTTGCAGGCCCAAGTTCGCTTGAATTAAAAACAGGTGGGTTTTGTGAGACTTCTTCTGCACCAACTACATAAGCCTGTAGGTATTCCGCAACACTCCAATCATTAGTCTTTGTAACATTTGCAAACCGCAGTTCATCAATAGTCCCGTAATAGTGAGAGGCTGCTCCTGCTCCAATATCCCAAAAATTTCCACCAACAAAAAATCCTCCTGAAGTGCCAGTATTAATTGCAGCTTGATTACCACTACTTGTGGTGGCATTAAGGTTAAATGTATATGCTGAATTTGAGTATCCCCAGCTCACATAAGAAAGGTCCCCAAAGTTAGGGGTACCTTTTTCTATGGTTGTGCTCCAATAATTTAGTTCATAGACCGACTTGCCATTGAACTTTGCAGAAAGTAGTTTTGCATTATTCATTGCTCCGTAACAGAAGATTCCTTGTGAGTAAGTGGCTGCCGTAGTTTCAGGTGTATGAAATGCAGACATATAAAAATCATTATTTCCTATTGGAAGTGCTGTAAACGGAGTTATATTATATTTACAATCATTGGAGAAATTCACCTCATTACCAAACTTCCCTGTTGAAGATTGAAAAATACAATTATGGTCTGTTGGGTTTTGAGTTAGATTGTTATATCCTGCACTATCAAACAAAGAAATATTTGTATTAAAATGATACACTCCCACAAATCCTGCATCTCTCCATACTGTGAGTGCATCTTCTCCATTTGAAGCCCCCGCATTTCCATAGTAAGCATAAACGCTGTTTGTTGTGCTTGAATTATAGAACGTCGGGATTTTCACCCATACAACCGTTGCTGAAGTATTGCAGGTTCCATATTCTATTTCATAATCCAATTCCCCGTCTTCGGAAGAGTTAAGAACTCTAATATCATCACAATCTCCTTGCATTTTTCCTGCACTGATTAAGGTCGCAGTATCCATAATAATGTGAACGGGAAAATCAGTGAGAGTGCTGTTTACTCCAGAAGTTAAAGTAACTTGCTTCTTATAATCCCAAGAAGAACCCCCCCACCAAGGATCAAGTTTAAGAATTATTTTTGAAGGGTCAGCTTTCGCTTCTTGTGCAGAGCCAGTATGGAAATAAATGTCAAACTTCCCCTGGGTTCCTGGCTCCGTTAAATATTCAAATTTTACTTCTCTGGATTGGTTCTCCACCCAGGTGCTTTGTATGGTGCCAACTACATAATTTCCAAACTTGGAAATCTCAAACAACCCGGTTATTGGAGCCCAATCAAAATAATATTTTGGGTACGTTTCACTAACGGGTGAAAGATAAGTACAGCTCAAAGTGTATTCTCCGGAATCGTTTACCCAAGAATCAAAGCAGTGTACTGAGCTACTTCCATTTATTGTTACGTTTCGTTTTATGGAGCAGGTTTCAGCTCCAAAATCACAGGCTCCGGAAGTAGTTTTTATGGAAGAAACATTTGAAAGTTCCCATGAATGGTACACTGGTTTTTCAACCATGTGATATGCAACGTGGCTTATGTTCCTCCATAGGTAAGCTGCCTTCGGAGTTACCCCATCATCTTTATTGAATACAAAAGAGGAGTTCAATGTTTTGCTTGCGCTTCCAAAATAATCAAATTCACATACCTGTTCCTGATTAATCAGGCCAGTGCTGTAAGCATTGCAGCGTATGTTTGCAATGCTATTATTCCAAACAACAGAATCCCCTTCTATTGTCCAATTGGCTGCAAAAGAAATGCTTGAAAAAAGAAAAAGAAATAAAATTGAGAATAGGGCTGTGCTCCTGGCAAAGTTCCCCATTCCCATCGAACCCAATTGATCACCCAAAGACGGTATCATATTGGAAGTTCAGCGTGTCCCCATCAGCGACCGTTACAGGCCCAATTATGAGCCTTCCGAGCATTACCCCTGCTGCACCAGAATTATTGAGTATTGCAACCTCCTGGATAGTCAGGGCTCCGGTAAATGTCCACTGGTGCACGTACCTTGCAGTATCATCCGCAACTGCTGTGGTTTGTGAACTCACTGTGGCCGCAGACCTTTCCCCCCCATTGGTTACAATTTCAGCAACCAATGTGGTTTGAGCCGGGTCGTTTGCTGTGTTGTCAGAACCAAGCGCGAGGGCAAGGAAAGCGGTGCCCCCAAGACTGTCCCCTGAAAGTTTTGCGCATTCAGCCAAGCCGAGGTTTTTAATCTCGTTCTCAGCCGTGCCTTCCTCTTTCAGGTTTCCGTCCTTGTCATAGAGCTCCCATTTTGCAATTCCTCGGATTTTTGGTCTATCTGTTCCCTTTCCCATAGCATTACCTCTTGCTCACCACTTTCACATTGGCATGGTTGCCGGTATCTTGGCTATACAAATATCCAAGTTCCGTGGAATCGAGCGTTGTATTGAAGATGTAAATTTCATCGTACAATACTGCTCCCCAGATTGCAACACTGTTGTTCCAGGAATCGTAACCATCGCCAAAGTAAAACGGCTCAGTGGTTACATTCAGGGTTTGCACAGCTGCGAAGGTTACATTGGCAACCTTGGCTCCGTTCTTCCAAATCTCTGCCTTGGAATCATTGTACACAAAAGCGTACTGTGTCCAGGTATTTCCACTGAACAAGCCCGTTTCCGTATAGTTTACATCCCAATCCGTATCATTGAGCTTTAGTGCAAACTGCACTGTGGAGGAATTTAACACCCTTACAGATGAACTATTTTCTCCGGTTGCATTGCTTGCCGAAAGCACTCCTCTATGCCAAATGTAATACGTTTCATTGGTGCCTGGAGCTTCCACTGGGTAAAACCACATAACAACCGCAAACGCATTGGAATATGTGAAGTTCGTGTATGCGCTGTGGTTCAAGCGCATCCAATCGCTTGTCCCATCAAGGGTGGTTGCATTGTTGATTTTTCCAACGGTATCCCAAGAAGGTCGGTTGGAGCTGTTTGTCCCAAGCTCAAGCGTATTCACGCTTTCTTGATCCGCAGTTGTGTTTCCAGTGCCCTCATCGAGCCTAAACCACGAAACCAAATTTGCGCTTGGCAAGGTTCCCCCTCCCGTCCAGTTGCTTTTAATGCTTGCAGTTATTTTTCCGTAAACCGTGTAATTTGCTCCTGCACTTCGGTTGTAATGGCTTGAACCGGCTGCCACTGTTCTGGTATAGATAGCAGTGCCTTCTTCATCAAGCAGGTAAAACGTATTGTCGGTTCCGCTTTGCTCATTGCTGAAATTAATGGCACGAACTTCACCGAATATTCCCGGCTCGCTTACGCTTTCATCTGCGTAAAATATTGGGTCGAGATGGAAATCTGATACGTCCCAGAATCGAAGCTGGGAAGCTGTGCTTGATGAATCCCCGGCAAACACCACTGCAAGAAGCAAAAGGGTGAGTAGGAGATTCTTCACTTTCCTCACCTGGTTCCCAAAATCAAGATTCTCCCAACACCGTTTGTCGTATCGGCTGGGGTAATCTTAACTGAACCGTTTTCGGCTCCACCTGCTCCAACGTTTTCCTCAACCTTCGAACCTTCGGAAACATTTTCTCCGTTGTTCGGAATAGCCATGAGAATCCCGCTGAAGCCTGTAACAATCACACCTGTGGCATCAGAACCAGCTGACCATGTGTGCACTTGGTACGCTATATCGCCGATAACTCCTTCCCTGAGTTTTACTGCTTCAAATGCCATTTCACTTGCCTCCCTTAGGCTTTATGCCCACTGCTTCTTTTGCGGGTTTCAAAACCTTCTCATTAATGAGATCTGGGAATGCTTTTGCTGCCTCCTTTACGCGGGCTGCATGAAGCTCTTTTGCCTTATCCTTAAAACGTTCAGGCCACTTATTTTCAGGTATAACTTCAAATTCTCCTGGGTATTTATCCAGAATTTCTTCTGCGTGCTTGTCGTTCATAACAAGCTGCATTCCCTTGCAAGCTGGATTATAGAGGAAATTGTAAATTCCTCCATTGCTCACGTGGGCGTTGAAGTTGCCCTTTCTTTTGGTTTTCAGTACCTTTGCCATACACACTCACCTTTAGTTTAATTGAGAACTGACGGGTCTAAACGACCACGTCAAGATCTCTGGCTTTGCCCTGAATGTTGAACCTCTTGCACTCCAATTCCATTGCCGCATAAATTACGTGCTCGTTTCCGAGTTTTGCGTGCGCTGGAAATTCCCTTAGAGTAGTCCTTGCAATAATAGGCGCCTGAAGCGTCTTTATTCCAAGAATGGGTTCGTTGTACACCTTGTCATAACCTGTGTCAAGCAAGTACAGGTTTGAAATCACGGAGTTACCCGGAGCCACAACTTTGTCAGAGGGCGCTACATAAATGGGCCTTCCGTACAGTGTTGCCATCTCCATTCCGAAATTCGAACCCACAGCCTTTCCATCGCCTTCCACTTTCGTTCCGGCTGCAAATGGATTGTCGTGAGGCTGTGTGTACCTCATCTGGGACCCATACAAAGCAATGAGCTGTGCATAGGTATCCTCTCCTGTGTACCAGGTTTGGGTTTTCGGGTTTGCTCCTGCCGTAACCGTGTTCTCAACAACTGCCCTCACAATCTTATCTGAAAGATTATGTGCAGCATTCGAGTTATGGTTTACATACGCATCATAAACCGTTGCTCCTGCATCCCTGTCCTGTGAGTAAATGTCGGAATCGTTGGCGTTCACATCAGCGCAGTTGGTTACTTCTCCGTATGAAGAAACAACACGGTCAATCGATTCCACGTTGTTTCCTGCCACGGTTGTGACGTTCCCGTTTAGATCCGCATCAAACGCATATACGAAAGAGTTTTTCGCAAGCTCGAGTTCATGTGCCACATCAAAACCAACATCATCGTCAGTTTGTGCAAGCAGCCTTTCCCTTTCGGAATACTCGAGAGCGATTGCGTGCTCCTTGATTCCAACAGTAATCTGTTTCCTGGTGGGCATTACGCTGTCCGGAATTGCCCCGTTTTCAGCAACACCAATACCGCTTGCTATGTACCTTGTTTCTCCGGATCTGAAACCTCCGCGTTTGTATGCGAATTTCGGAAGCAGGTTAAACAATGTTGAACTGTTGTTCAGCTGTTCAAAAACAGATGCTCCGAAAACGGTGTTGAAAAATCCGCTTGTGGTTGAAAGAATTGGTGCATCTATCTTGGCCATGTCCCTAATTTCTTCTGGTCCCCTCGGGGTTCCCCCATAGTTTTCCGCTATGAGTTCTTCCATAAGGGCAAGATTTTCTCGTGTGGGTATCATATTTTTCACCTTACCTTTACTTCACTTTCCCCTTCACCAAATCAAGGGTGCTTAATGTGGTTTTTCCTCTCGCAATGTCTGCTGCGGGGTTTTCTGACCTTCCTGCTTTCCTCTGTGCCTTTTCCATAGCAAAGCCCTTGTCTTTTTTCTCTGCTGCATCGGGCCTTGGAGTTTTCGAAGTTTCCAGGGATTTATTCAGTTCCTCAACTGCGGCTGGTTTCTTCGGTTCTTCTGGCTTTGCTTCTGCGGGCTTTGCAGCTGGCGCGGGTTCGTCTTCCTTGCCCAGCGCCATATCTGCTCCCTCAGGAGTTTCCGGAGCTTTGAGTGCTTCTGCAATTGCTTCTTTTACAATTTCAGGAATACTCTCCTCCATCTTTGCCATGCGCTTTTCAAGCTGCACGTACTTGTCCTCTTCAGGCTCCGCAACTGGGGTTACGGGTTCCTGAGTACCAGGTTCCTGCTTTTTGGCATCTTCCGGATTTTCCGGAGGTACCACTGGGGTTTTTGGTTCTTCTTCTGCCATGTTCCCATCCTCCTTTGCGGAGCGTGATTTTTGTTCTGATTCTACTTCTTTGAGTTTAGTGTAATAATCTGAGCTTTCGTCCAGGTGGTCAAGTGCAATTTTAAGTGCGGTTCTTGGGTCTTTGGTGTGCTCCATTTCCACTCCAATCCCCATTTTCACTTGCTCCATATCGTATTCTTTTCCCACTTCCCCTCCTGCTTTTGCCATGGAAAGAACCATGTCATCTGCACCAGGGTTGGCTCCGGCTTCCACAATCGCAATCTCGCAGGTTTCAACCCATTCAACTTCTCCATTTGCATCTCTGCCCGCTTGCTGGCCACCCATGGAAGATTCTTTGTATTTTCCGGATTTCAAACCTTCCCAAGCTGCATCATCAGCCCTATAATCATCAAAAATTCTCCCCATGGTTCTTACTGCCGGAACCTTGTACTTGGGATGTATTCCTGGAAGCATGCCTATTACTTCCCCAACAATCTTGTTGGTGTGTGCAATCGTAATGGGTGCACGCCTCTTGAGTATAATTGGAATAATTTTCATCACTGCTTCAAAGGGAATTAGGTCGCCTTGTTTATCCTTAATTTCTGCCGTGCTCCAAACTGCAAACATGCGGTTTTTTTCATCAAGAACAATAACATCATCATAATTAAGAGGAGGTTTTTCCTGTGAGGGCACAACCCTCTATCAAGTGGAAACTTTAAAAACCTGACAGTTGCTCCTTCAGAGCGAACCGTATTTTTTCTTTGCTTTTGCCATTGCGGGGCGCAAAAAGGGTTTTGCTTTCATCCCATTTTCCTTTATCTTTTTGCTTACGAAATATGCCATTCTCTTTGCATCCTGGTCATTTAAACCCGCTTTTTTCTTCGCCCACTCAATCAGGTGTTTGTAATTCACATAGTGCGGGTCGGTTCCGTATTCAATGAAATCCGCATACGGGGCTTCGAACGTAAGGGTTTTCTCGAGCTTTCTGGTTTTATCAAGGGTTACTTTTCTAAAGAGGTTATTGGTGACTCCAATCGTATCGTTTCGCACAATGTTTTCACGGGCCTCGCTGAAAATGTAATCAATTATTTCGTTCATTAATTCATCCACTTCTTTTTCCAGGGCTTCTTGTAATTTGTGCTTATTCTGAGAGCTTATTTCCGTGTTGAGCTGCCCCATTAGTTAAACACCCTAACCATGGAATGCCGGCAACCAAAGTGAGGCTGCCATTCCCTTGGCATGTGCTTGTTTGGGTATGCCCTAATGGCTTCTTCCTTCACTATCTTTTTCAACTCAGCCATTGGTACTCCCTTAACAGTGCGCAGTTTTATTCTCTGGCATACTTCAGTGCTTCTTCCAGGCTGGAAACTTGGCCCCAACCATTTGTACAGGTTCTTGGCTTCCGGATCATTAACCTTAAACGCTCCTTCAAGCAAAGAGTTTCGTATTGCGTTTTCTTCGTTGCTCACTATCCGGGTTATTTCTTCTGGGGAAAGCTGCGGAGCTACTTTCGCAATTTCTCTTTTTGCAGAATTCCAATCTCCACGGTTTGCAATGTTCTGAATTAGCACGCTTCTTACTTGGTCCGATTCTATTTTGTTGAGCTTGTTGAAAGCCTTGCCATAAATCATTTCCTCAATTTTCTTTAGGTCGTCCATTTTAGGCTGGAATACTGGGGGTTTCTTTGCACTTTTCTTCATGTCATAGGCTTTGCCCATGTTCCTGAATCCACCAGGAAGCCCAGCCATTGCGGCCATCATGCCCTTAATCAATAGTTCCTCTTTTTTTTTATCTGTTTTGCCGAGGGGCTGGGGTGAACCTGCGGGAGCCAAAGGCTCGTCCACCCCAGGAACGTCCGGTACAGAGCCTGTGTGGGTGGGAGGTGAGCTGCTCTTTTCGTAATCGAACTCACCCTCGGCATTCATTTTAGCATCATATCCAATTAGCGCCATGCCTTGAGCATTTAATATTCTCTGTTGTTCAAGCTGCAAGTCTGCCATTTCATCTCGTTCTTCAGGCTGCCCAAGCTTTTGTGTCCAATCAGTAACATCCAATTGTTCCCGCATGAAATTCAGGAAAGCATTGTGGGGTTTCTGTGCTGATTCCATGCTTCGGTTGGTTATGGTTATTTCCAATCCTTCGTTATTCAAGCCTCCGCTTGTGCTTAGGTCATTTTGGAATATTGGGGAAACACCGAACGGAGCTCCGATTTTATTTGTCATTTCAGTGCGTGCTTCCATGTACTGCATTTCTTCCAGGGAGCGCGCAAAGTCAATGTATTTTGCTGGGTCGCCTGTTTCTTTTGCAGATGAAGGAGGAACAAAAAGCGGGTAAACCGAGTGCGGATCTTCTTTGGTTTTCTGCAAGAACTTTTCCCATGCAGCCATTGCGCTTTTCGTATTAGCCGTAAACACTGCAAGCAATCCTTTCGGAGATTTCTTGCCAGTGTAATATTGGAGCACATATAAGTCCATTGCAATAAGCGTTCTCACTTTGTTTATTACCGTAAGGGCCATGGGGAATCCATAGAATACAGTTTTGCCGAATTTCACTTGGTGGCATACTTCCCCTGCAATATAATAAATTTCTGAATCGCTCCATGTGTAGTAATGCGCCGGATAAAGGTGCTTGTTGCAATAGGGCTCTGAACACCATTCTCCACTTTGGCGTTTGGTTCTGTGAATCGGGCAAACCATCACTGGCTTACCAGTATGAAAATCAATTCCAGGTACTCCTTTTCTGCTGATTATCTTTCGCAAAAACAGTGGATCTCCCCTAACAAATTCTTTCACGTTGGCTTGGATAATGTACCCTTTATCATCATAGCCATACTCCTTCAGGGCAAGCAAGTAACCGTTATTCACTATGTCCAGGTCGGGTTCAATAGAGCCCAGTATTTCTTCAAAGGTTTGTTTGTTGAGGTTTGCACAGTTCTCGAATCCCTCAAGGAGTTGCTTCTGTTCTTCAGAAGGCTCCCTGGTTACTGCGTTGCATTTATCGCATTTTTCCATTTCCTCTTTGAATTCCTTTTCACATTTGGGGTTTGTGCACTTCGAAACGAAATTGGATTCAATTTCTATTTCGTTTCTGAAAAGCTCTCTTTCCAGGGTTTCAATTATTGTGCGGTATGTGTCGCTGTAAAACGCATAATCGTAGAGCTCCCCTAAGTAGATGTTGTCAAACTGCGTTTCAAAATTCAAGTAATCTGAAGTTCCATACCCTCTTGCTGGCCTGTCTTTCCCTAATGCTTCAACGTTGCTTTCCTTGCCACGGGTTATTTCAAAACCAAAGATGCTTACCATAGGCCCACACGCACATATCTCACTTGAACTTATAAACCTTTTGTTGGGATAGCCCAACCCTCGACGGAACCGTGCCCTCTCCATGCAAGCGCAAGGCTAATTACCGCATCATCATGGAAACCTTCTGGGGCGTTGTAAGTATCCCTTTTTGCTATTCCGGTTTTTCCATGTTCGAAGATCTCGAGCTCGTTTATGAGTATAGGCAAATCAGGATAACAAATCTTTCCGTTCTCCATTGCGATTACAAGTGCTTCAACCAGCATTGGTTTTTCCTGCGCGGTTTTCACAGGGTACACAGGAACACCCACCGCCATCATTTCATCTACAACCGGATCTCCCAGGCCTGAGCTGTCCACATAGCAAGTTGCATTGTTGTATTTCTTGCTGGCTTCTGCCACCCTCATGCGCTGCACGTCCCAGTTTGTTCCTTGCGCAATTCTTTCCCAATACACCACACACCCATCAGGATTCATTACGGTTATTACTGTCCAATCCTGGCTCTTTCCAAGGTCCACTCCAATTGAGTATCCCATTCCTTCAATGGGTTCCGCAAGGCTGCCGGTTGCATATCTTCTTACGTGCTTGAACACTGTTCCGGAATCGTCCAGGAATTCCCCAAGTACCTCCTGCCTCCAATACCTTTCCGTGTAATTCTTTTTGCTCCTAATCACAAACTCTTTGTCCACAATGGGGTTTTGCCAGGAGGGTCCTTCTTGTGAATGGTAATCTGAATCATACATGCTTTCGTTTTTCTTCTGGCCCTTCTTGAACAAATGCCAATACCAGCCTTTTCCCTTGGGTGTGGAGGTAAACATAGCCCAGCCTTTTCTTTCCATTAATCTTGATTGCAGGTATTCTTGCCAAACAATTTCCTTCATGTTTCCGGGCTCATCAACTACTTCCCAATCCAACCCTCTTCCAAGAAGTGAAACTGGTTTTTCTGCGCTTCTTGCCCAGGCTTGAGCTCCGTTCTTGAGCATTATGTATCGCTTTGAGAAGGAATAGCTTTCAACAAAGTCCGGGCGTATGGTGAGCCATTCCCTAATAAGCGGCCCAAAGATAATGTCAGCCATATCATAGGTACAACCCACAACCCAGCCCATAGAATCAGGTTTTACCATTGCAGCCATTGCTTCATACATAGCAGCAGTTGATTTTCCCCAGCGAGCTCCGCAAGCCAGTATTCTAAATCTTGCTTTGCTTGTATGGAGCTTCAGCTGTCCTTGGTGGGGAGTATAGCCTATGGTTTCAAAGAACTTGAGTTTATCGAACACTCCCATCCTTCTCTTCAGGCTTCTTCTCCGGTTTTTTCTTCCCCTCTTTAATGAGTTCTCCGGTTTTCATATCAACAGTTTTGCCCATCTTCACGCCTCTTTTGTGCTGTGCTCATCCTTTTCATCCGCATCTCTTGGAGGAGCTTTAAGTTCCTTGCCTTCTGAATCATCCTCTCCCGTACCAACAGGAGTATTGCTATCTGCCCGCTCAGGGAATTCGCTTGCATTCGGTTCATCTTCCACCACCTGCTTACAATCCTTACCATTTTTCTGGGAGGCTGCACCCTGCACACCACGACTAAGAGTTTCTTTTGTTACAATTTGTGTATTCTCCCTTTCCTGTTTCAAACGCTCATGCGCTACTACTTTGCAGCCCTGGCATTTCACTATGCTTAAACGCAACCGAGGTATTTGCCCACTTGGCCCAACCTCAGGAAACTTCTCGCTGTGCACGTGGAGCCTAAAACCGTTCAAGGGAATGATTCTTCCATCTCCAGTAATCAACCTCTCAAGGCCCACAATAAGCGCATCTTTAGGGAGGTTCTTATGTGTGCCGAACCCAAGCCTGAACTCTCCTCTAAGAAGCCCTGTGAGCTGCGGAGCGCTCAAATCTATGTACTTGATTCTTCCGCTCATTTCAACGTCCTCCGTTCTATAATGGCAGCTTTGTGAATTACCTGGACTTCCCCGAATATATCTCCTCCGTCCGAACCCACAAGCACAACCCTATTCTTGTTTTCAGCCATGAGATACCCTATGCTCTTTATTACATTAGGCCTGTCCAACAGTTTCTTTGCTTGTTCGAGAGTATGCCAATCTGAAGAGCTGTACGCATCATCCCAAGTAATCTCCACCATTCTCATCTGTGATCCCTCCTGAACCTTCTGTAAAACAGCGTGCAAACATATTCCTTTTTCCACATACATGGGAAGGCTCTCATTACTGCAAGCTTCGTGGTAAATACCTTCATGGTTGAATGCTTGTTCATCTGTTCAAACCATTCGTTTATTTTTGCATCCAGTTCTCTTGCAGAACTTGCCTCAAACGTCTTCACACTCGGTTTTTCAAATTCGCTCATTTTTTCTTCACCTTCTTCTTCGTTTTCATCTTCTTTGCAGGAGTAAAGAACTGGGAATACCAGAGCTTCATTTCTTCATCTGTGCTGTGTTCAAACCTCTCTTTTATCTTGGGCAAAAACCCTGCGCTTTGCAATCTGTCGAATCCAGAGTTTTGGATATCCATTGCAGTTTTGAGTAGGCTTACGTCCCCGGGTTCTTGTTTTCCTTTGGGTTGTGTTTTAGCATACTTGGCTAAATGATGCCTCCAAGCAAAAGCTAATCTTGCGTGGTATTCTCCCATGAGGGTTACTGCGTTCTTGTAATTGAGGTTACGGTATTCCTGCATGTATCTTACATATGCTGCATGGGCTGTTGATTTGCTGCACCCAAGCTGGTCTGCAATAGCTTTGAACGAGGTTCCTTGCACCATTCTCAGGCCCGCAACCTGCTCATCAAACTGGTGGCGCTCTTCTTTTGTAAGCCCCTTTAGGTCATCTCTTACTGTGGGTCTGAATGGTCCACATTCTACTTTAACGGGTTTCTTCTTCCGAACGGGTTTCTTCTTTGGCATTAGATCCCCTCCGTATAAATAAAGTACCCGGATTCGTCCTTCACCTTCTCAAATGCTTGTTTTATGTCAAGATCCCCCCAGTGTTCAACCACGAAATTGGTTGTGATGAAATCATACAATGGAGAAAACTTTTCGAAGTTCAATGGAGGATACGTAGTTGTAAATGGTCTAAGTACGCTTGCTGGGAATACGTACATGAGAGTCAAGAGCAGTTCACCGCTTCCAGTTGGTACATATATCTTCCAAGGTTTCTCCCGTATCTCCTTGGGTATTTTAATGCGTATCTCCCGAGCCATTTCTTTCACAAGGAACATGGGGAGGCATCCACTGGTTGCATTAAAGCATTCAAAGAGTTTCAATGCTCTGTTAGGGTGAATGTATGTTGTTGCATTGAGTTCATCCTTGGGGCTTATAGGAATAACGTTTACTCCGGCTATTTTCAATTCCCTGGTTGCATTCCCGCATGAGAAGCAAAATGCTTTTCTTTCTCCAAGGTGCTCTTTGATTACCTGAGCCCGAATCTTCTTGTGGTTTATGTATAGCTTTTCCATTTCATCACGGCTTCCTGAACACCAGTATATTTTGGTGGGTTCTTCCAACCTTCTTTGATTTTTCAAAGGATCTTCTTACCCTGAGGGGCAAGGAACCTATTGCGTTTACAAGGATTATTTCATTCCAGTATTGCATTCCTGCTTTCTGGAATCCGGCTATTGTGTCAGCAACGAAGTTTCTGTAAATGCCTGTTTTCTTGTTCCTTATTTCGCTCACCTTTATTGCTGCAAAGGATTTGGGTTTCAACAAGCTGCACATTCCATCAATTGCTTCAAAGTATTCCTGGAGGAATTCTATGTAAGTTTGCTTGGCGCTTATATCGCCTTCTTCTTTGCTGTACACTTCAAGGTCATAATAGGGTGGAGAGGTAAATGCAAAGTCGAATTCCATTCCTTTGCAGAGCTTCGTTACGTTCTTTGCATCTCCAAGTAAACAGCGTGCTTTGTGCTCCAATGAGTAGTTCTTTATGTGCTTGTTGTTTTCTTCGAATTGTTCTTTGCGTATTTCAATGCCTGTGTATTCGAGCTCGAGGCTTGCGGCCACAAGGGCTTTGGTGCATTCCCCCATATAGGTATCGAGTACGTGCCCTTCTTTTGGAGCAAACCAGGTGTACATAACTTCTGCAAGCGCTGGATCGAATACGCTTGTTGTTCCCGTGAACCTGGAGTTTTCCGATTCCTTGCTAAGTGTTTCTTCCCGGGTTTCTTCTAATTCGGGCAGCCATTCCATCCATTTCTGCTTTCTGAGTTTCCAATCCCCTTGCTTGGTATCAAGTACGCTGAACGGTGGGGCCACAAAATCCCGTTTGAGGCTTCCGGATTCTGCCATGAATTCTTCTTTCTTCATATCAAAGTCTATTCTGCTCAGGTCCAATTCAAGGTTTGTTATTTCCTTGAGCTCCCCTATGTTCAGGTTAAACTCCTCAACGAATTCCAATAAGCCCGATTCCTTCATGTGCCCATACTGGGAGTTGTAAGTAAGCACCATTCCTGCTGCTTGTTCTCTGGTTTCTGCTTCTATTTCAATGTAAGGGAGAGCTTTGTTCTTCAGGGTATGCCCTTCTTCCAGGAGTTCTTTTACTGCAATCAATCTCTGGTGTCCATCAAGAATAAAATTGTGCCCGAGCCACGTAAATAAAGGTGCATTGAACCCGTTTTCAAGTATGCTGTTCTTGAGCTTTGTTTTCTCGGATTCCCTGAGGGTTTTTAGGTTCCCCTGGAATTCCTTGAATTCTTCTATTTTCTTGAGCTTCGTTCCTTTAACAGCAATATGGATTTCCTTTTTCTTTCCGGTGCTCGGGTTCTTGCCTCCCATGTTTCCAGCTCACTTTTCTCTTGCGGTTTCGGGTACTGGAGAATTGTTCTGTACTGCATTTCTCAAAAATCCCAAATTATCAGCAAGGTTTCCAGCATCTGATTTTAGGTGTGAAATACGTTCAGATATTCTCACAAGGCGCCTCTTTGCAACATCCTCAGGAGGAGCTTCGTGTGGTGTCCATTCCATG